TTAAATGACCAGTTTTTTATACTCTTTTCCTCGAGTGTCATTATATTTATTCGTCATGATTACACTGGAGTGCCCAAGTAAAACTTGAGTATCTATACCTTGCTCGCGATAAAGCCGCTCCGATAAAGATCGCTGTTCGTGGAAGCTCGGTGCCGTGCCGTTTTTCTCCCACTCGTACGCGACGCTATCTCTCGCTTTGCTAAATGCGACAGTTAAGGTTGCCGGTTTAACCATGCCGCCCCGCTTGGCTTTCCCTTTAGCGTGGTGATGATGCAACAAGTAAGGGCTCAGAACCTTGTCGCGGCACGAGGAGATCACCTCACCGAGCGAGATGCCAAGTGCGTTACAGCGTAACTCTAAAGGAATGGCCAGCTTGTATCCGGTCTTGCTTTGCTCGATACACAAACAACCTTCCTGGATGTCAGTAAACTTCATGTTGCATATATCAGACAGGCGCTGCCCGGTGATAATGGCCAGCTGCATACCGCGTTGAAGGAAATAATTATCTTTTTCTGCCGCGTTGAAGATAAGCATCCACTCCTCGAAAGTAAGCCTTTGCCGACTGATCTTTACGTGGGGCTTCTTGCTGGAAAGCGCCGGGTTGAATCCAGGCGGGACTTCTCCGACTTGCTGCGCTTCCTTAAACACATCGATCGTAACCTTCCTGAAAATCTGCCCCATCCTGTTATGTCCCTTCTCTTTATAATCTTCCAGAATCGACACAATATCCTTTACGGTAATTTCATCCAGCTGGCGTGGCCCCAAAGATTCCTCAAGAACCTTTAACGGTGAGGCCTTTTGCTTGAATGTATTTAGCTTAATCTCGCCTTGTTGCAGCCGCTCTTCCTGAAGCCTTCTGTACCGTACCAAATACTCGCTGATCGTTGCGGCTCCGCCCAGGCGCTTGTTGATGTCATTTTTAGCGCGGATCAGATGCCTCATTTTTTGTTCGGCTAAACGGCTGTTAGCTTCAATGGCAATTTCTTTGGCGGTACTTTCATCGGTGCCGAGGCCGTGAAATTTCCCAGTAACAGGATGCTTATACCGCCAGTAAACTTTTTTGGTGCGCGAGTCCAGAAAACAGGAAAGGCCTGGTATAGATACGTTATGTTTCCGAGGTCGCGCCATCTTCTAAAATCCTCCTCAGGAGCGGGTGATCCTGTTTCTTTATCTCTGGTTCTGCTGATAAGCCAACGAACCGGGCCGTGACCTCGACGCGCCAGCTTTTTCCCACTTTGCATGGGGGCGGTGAAATCATGCCGTTCTTGGCGTATTTGCAAAGGGTGGATGTTCCGGGCACCGGCTCTCCAAATTCGCGCTTTGCCCATTCAGATAATAGAACTAACCTGGACATTATCTTCTCCAGATAATGGCCCTTTGCAGGGCCAAAAGGTGAATAAAAGAAATCAGATTGCTGTCAGGCGTTGCCAGATAGCCGATACGTATTTGACCTGGTGGCGGGCGTCGGCCAGGGCGTTATGCTGATCGCCTTCAAAAGGGATGTCGTAGCGAGCATTTAGCCCAACCGCTTTACCCAGCTCAACGACGGTTCGCACGTCACGGTAATTCCAGTGCGGGATCGGGAAGGGCGTGTCGGCCAGCTCAAATGCTGCTTCCAGAAGAGAGCAATCAAACGAACTACCATTTCCCCAGAGCTGCACATTCTTAGAACCGTTGGCTGCGTTTTCAGCGATGAAGTCGAGAAGCTGCTCAAGCGCTTCTACCAGGCCGACCGTATCATCCACCACGATTGCAGATCGTGCTTCAGGCGATTGTTTCAGCCACCATAGAATAGTGCTGGCGTCTGGCCTTGCCCCGAATGACATCGACGATTCCAGATTAATCACCTGATAATATTCAGCACCGGTCAAACCGCTGGCCGGGTCAAAGAATACGGCCCCCACTGAAACGATCGGGGCACCCGGTTTTTTGCCCATGGTTTCGAGATCCACCATCAGGTGCGTGAACATGGTTTCCGAGTTTGAGGTATCAGCCCCTAGCGCCTCCAGTTCCTCTTTCAGACCCGCTTCCATCACCGCATAGGTTGCATCGCCAACCGCGGCGCCACAGTCAGGGCAACCGCCGCCACCTTCGGTACCACAGCTAGCGCAGATGGTTCCCGCTACGGCATCTGTTTGCGCAGCAGTTGCATCAGCGCTTTCGCCTGGTGGAACCGCGCCAACACTTTCTCCTTTCGCCGGGTTAGTCTCTTCCATCTGCACATCGCTGGTGGTCTCCGTTACTGTTTCCGTTTTTTCGACTGCGTTTGAGAGGGTATTGATGACCGGGTCATTATTTGTACCCATTAGGCCATCGATAGAGAACACGCCGCCGCCGAGGTTCGCGACCTGCGTCTGGCTGTCGGCAATGGTCGCCTCATTTTTTTCCGCGTGGAGCTTTTCATCAGCAGCGCGTTGACGCATCTGATCCACAATAGAAAGTGCACGTTCAGGGCATTTTTGTTCGCTTGGGTTATATGCGGAATGAAGCTCTTCCAGCGTTTCATCAACCTCCTGCCATGCTTCATCGACCATTTCTTTGGTAACGGCTTCCTGCGGCTGTGCATTGTTGGCATGAATAGGCATCAGCTCAGTCGCTTCATTGAAATTTGTCGTCATAGTTCGGTTAACGAACTCGAGGTGTGCAGCTGGAGTCAGGTGGATATTCTCTGGTGCGATGCGCACCAGGTTAAAAATAGCCGTGCGGTTCACTGCCAGAACACCAGGCTGATTGCGCAGAATTTTGCTCCATGATTTCCAGGGTTCTTCTTTGTTCGCGACAATCTCTTTGGCGCGGCGCAAAACACTGGAAGGGATTTCAAAATGGTGGAAATCCATCGGCAGCAGGGCGCAGGCGATCTCCAGATCGAGGGTGTCCAGTGTGTGATGCGCATCTGCGCCGCGGTCAGTTACATACCCGCCGTCGGCATTGGTGCCTGCATCTGTGCGCTGCACGTGACTGATGCGGTTACCTGCTGCCCATTCACGCGTCAGGATCCCTCGGTCGATATATGGGGTGACTACCCAGGCTTTAGTGAACTGCAGCAGCAGAGCCAGCTCATGGCGCTTATCCATGCTGAACACTGTTCGAATAGCATTCGTATAGCGCCACAGGTCCTTGGTGTCATAAGCCTTAACTTCTGAAGAATTCTCTGCGGCCAGAAGCAGGTTCTGGACATATCCGTTATCGGTGTCCATTTCCATTAAGTGAAGATCCGCGTGTTCTTTGCGGCTGATGTGATGGCGCAGTTGGTCAGCTGTCAACTGAGCCAGGAGCTGTTTACGGAATGGCATTTTGCAGACGGGATAATGAGCGCCCCCGTCATCATGTTTACTGATCCTCAGGCCATGCTCAATTAAGTCCTCAGGTTCTTCTTTGGCTGGAAGCTTTCCACTCTTCCAGTCGTCAACCAGCTGATTGCGCTCGTCAGCTTCGGCTTTAATCCAGCTCGACATGAAGATGGCCAGCAGTGCAGGATTGTGTTCTTTGTCTTGCGGGAAAATGTCTTTGATGACCTGGACCAGTTTCCACTCGGCATGCAGGCTGAGAGCGCCAATATCAGCAACGTCATTTTTGGCCTGCAGCAGGTTCTGGAAATAGCTATTTTCGTCGTCCATCGACAGGGTCATGGCATCAATCATTTGCTCATTAGTGATGTGGGTCTGATATTTATCGCCGAGCAGGTGAACGGCAAAGCGCCCTGCAACAGAGCGGTTTTCAACCGGGACGGTGCTGCCCACATCTGCGGTATCAGTGGCGGTTACCGCCGCGACCGGCTGATTCTCATCGCTGGTGACGCTGTCCGGGACGATGGTGGTTTCGCTCTGAGGCGCGGCGCCAGGTATCACTATCCAGGTGCGCAGGTCATCGGCCAGCTGATAGCGCTCGCACCAGGTGTAATCGATGGTGCTTTCTTCCGGCAGATCATTGAAAACCGGGAAATCGGTGCGGACAGGCTTCAGGTATTCTTTGCCGCGGCCGGTTTCGATGCCAGCGTCCTCCAGCTCGACATCCAGTTGTAGCGCTGCGCGCGATTCGGTTTTGGCTGTAAACCACAGAACGCCGTCAGGTTTTCCAGATTTCTGGGTAGCCTTAATATGATAAAAAAATTCCATCTTGGAGCCTCATTTGGGTGTAAGATACCCAACAGCTGATGATCGCCGCCTTGGGTAGTGGTCATTGGTCAAAACTCGATTCCGGAAAGCTTTGGTCGGCTGACCGGGTACTTAACCCGCCTTGCGCGGGTTTTGTGCTTATTGGACGCTGGTTTTTTTCGCCAGCTGGGAGACAAGTACGCCATCAAGCGCATCCAGCACAGGGTCGAACGTGGTGTTCGACGGGATCTTGCTTACTGCGCGGATTACTGCTGAAACTGAAATATCTCCTTCACGCAGGCTGTAACCACCTCCGGGCCCTCTGTGCGAGGTGACCAGGTTGCCGCTGCGCAACCGCTTGAAAATTTGCTCCAGATAAGAAACCGAGAGCTTCATTTCTTTACTCAGTGTGGCGAGCGGTACAGGCGTTCCGCGGTAGATTCTTTCCAGCACTGCAACGGCCTGGACAGATGCCATCACTCGTTTCATTCCAAATTCCATAGTGGATCCCTTCGGGCCAGTCAGGCCATTGGTCAAAACTCGATTAAAAATGTAACGCTGGCTGTTGGTCGTCAGCCGGTTTGTACGGGTAACACTGTCCTTTCACGTGCTGCTCTGCGGCAGCTGCTTCACAAATCGCTTCGGTTTTATAGAGACCGAGCATGATGTCTGAGCATTCCCCGGTGAGGGCGCAGACGGTAACGATTAAGGCGAAGAGCGAGTTCATGCGTTGAGCTCTGGATTACCTTTCTGCGCCATGAAGTAGCAGAACTTACGGATCAGAACTTCAACGATGTTGAGGCGAATAGCCTGCTGTTTTACGGGGTTACGTGCATAGTCGATCATGGTTATCTCCTTATTGCCATTTACGTCTGGCCGACGGAACGGTAAAGCCTGCTGCGCGATTGCTTTTGTCATCTCATCCGGTGTTTCGTATGCCGCCGGCAGCTACTTCGTGGGCGTCCTGCCTGGATGACTGAATTTGTGAAATCAGACTACAAATAAACATACCAGCAGTCAATGAATATCTGATAATAAATATACCAATGCGTTTTTAATACGTGGGCTTGCTGTTGTATAGCTACAAAAAAAGCCGCTATTAAGCGGCTTCTAATATGAGAAAGGGGTTAACTCTGGGGATCGATTCTTCTTTTGCGCAGGAACTCAGCCATAAAAGCATCAAGCTCCTCCAGTCGTGTCTTTGCCAGCGAAACGAAGCGGTCCTGTTCTGACTCAGGGAGCTGATCAAAAATATCCAGTAAAGCTGCTTGTTTTGGATTGAGAATTGTCTTGCTGGCGGTTACTGAATTCAGGTGCTCTTCTTCTTCGTCCGTCATAAAGAACCAATAAAGCGGCTTACCAAGCGCCTCGGGCAACAGAGCCAGTTTTTCTTTCCTTGGAAAGCTACCCGCATTGCACCAATGACTCACCGTTTGGGAATTAACGTCAATGCGCCTACCCAATTCAGATTGAGATATATCAGCCTCTTCAAGGGCCCTCATCAGCCGTTCTTCAAAGTTCATATTCATATCCAAATCAAACCAGTGGTTAAGCATACAAAGTTTCTTTTCAGATGTGTTTAGTTAAATTCCTTGACACTGATAAGAAAATTATCAAGTATGTGGTACGTAAATCAGGAGGAACCATGAACGAAGCCATTCAACAAAAAATTATTTCTTTGTGTGGAAGTCAGTCTGAATTAGCTCGCCGCTTGGGTAAGAACTCGCAGACAGTATCAGTCTGGTTTCGTACTCAAGTTGCCAGCACTGAAGTTCTTAATGCCTGTCGGGTTCTGGATTGGCAGGTAACTCCACATGAGTTACGACCTGATCTCTACCCAAATCCCACTGATGGTTTGCCTCAAAAGGAAGCCTAATCATGCAATCAATAACGTATGAACATCTTAATCAGCATAATGCCGCTCCGCTGAAAAACCGAAATCAGATTGAGCATCGTCGCCGGGACTCAACACGCCATCGCGCGATCCTGTCTGCCGTACGTGAATGGGAGGCAACTATCCCGGGTCAGGCGCAGGACGTTGTTACACAGCTGGTGGCCGAACAGTGGGCAAAGGAGGGCGGAAGAGGGATCACTGTGAACAAACAGAACCTTTTTCGCTACCTGAAAAACGAAACCAACTCCGGCAAATACACGGCCTATGTCATGCAGCTCGCGACCGCGATCGGTACCGCCATGCCGATTGAGATCGCCAGAAAACACGGTCTCCGTCAGGGTAAAACCGATATCGAGTTGGTGGCTGAGGCGATTAAAGAGACCGGCGAGCACCACCAGGCAAAATTGTTGGGTCTCCCGAGCAAGAAGCAAGCGAAGGAGGGATTTGAGAACCTCCTGGCTAACGCAGCACTTTTACCCGGTGAGCTTGCCGGGGTGATGATTGCTCATCTCCAGGCACTAGCACCACTTTTTACGTAATCGAGTTTTGACCAATGACCACACGTCCCGGTGCGCCGGGCAACAGGAGTAAACATGGCAGCGCTGCCCTATATGCAACTCTACATTGCTGATTACCTGGCGGACACCATGCATCTGTCTACTGAAGAGCACGGCGCTTACCTGCTGCTGATGTTCAATTACTGGCAGACAGGAAGACCCATTCCTAAAAACCGGCTGGCAAAAATCGCACGGTTGAGTAACGACCGTTGGAACGCCGTTGAGCCTTCGTTAAAAGAGTTTTTCAACGATAACGGTAGCGAATGGTCGCAAGAGCGAATTGAGCGAGATCTGGAGGCTGTAAAAACCTCACTCAGTCAGAAGTCCGCAGCAGGTAAAGCATCGGCACAGGCAAGAAAAGCCAAAAAAGAAACGAAAGAGCAACGGAGTGACAACGGGTGTTCAACGGGTGTTGATGCTCCGTTGCAACAGGAGGACAACGGAAACCCAACTAATAAAGATACAGATACAGATACAGATACAGATACAGATACAGATACAGATCTAAAAGAAAACCCAGAGAGAGAGGAGCGCGAGCAAAACGAATTTTTGCCACCGTTTGGAAAATTCCCGATCACCAACGACTGGACCCCAGGAGCTGATTTCGTAGGACAAGCTGCGCTATGGGGCATCAACCTTGGCGAGCGTCCGGGTTATACCGCTGTAGAGCTGCAGCAGTTTCGTGATTACTGGCAATGCGAAGGGAAAGTTAAACACCACATTCAGTGGGAGCAGACCTTTGCATCCAGTCTGCAAACATCTCGTGCTAAAGCGGCAGCTCAGGCGAAAGGCCAGCGTCGCCAGCCAGCCCTGACAGTATCGACACCTGATACTGAAATACCACCGGGATTTAGAGGGTAACGATGAAAACAACGAATGACGTTCTGGGCCGCCTTCAGCGACTGATCCCCGATGGCATTCAGCCAAAGTTCACCAACGCCAAGGAGTTGATGGCCTGGCAACAGGAGGAGGGGCGAAAGAGAGCTGCGGAGCTGGAAAAAGAAAATCAGCGCGCACGCTCAGAGAAGATTTTTGGCCGGTCCGGTATTTGCAATCTGCACCGCAATTGCACCTTCGGGAATTACCAGGTGAGCAACGAGGGGCAAAAGAACGCGCTGACCCTGGCAAAGAGCTATGCCCAGAACTTCGGCAGTGGGTTTGCAAGCTTTGTGTTCAGTGGCGGCTGCGGTACCGGGAAGAATCATCTCGCGGCGGCAATAGGCAATTTCCTGCTGCAGCGTGAGCACTCTGTTCTGGTGGTGACCGTTCCTGACCTGATGCTGCGCGCGCGGAAATGCTATGACGAAGGCCAGTCTGAATCTGAGTTGCTGGACGACCTTTGCAAAGTGAGTCTGCTGGTGCTGGATGAGGTCGGGGTACAGCGCGAGACACGTAACGAGTGGGTGCTGCTTAATCAGATTATCGATCGCCGCCTGGCGGCAATGAAACCAGTGGGGGTACTGACAAACCTGAATTTTGATGAGTTATCGAAAACCCTGGGTGAGCGGGTAATGGACCGCCTGACCATGGATAACGGGATCTGGGTGAATTTCGCCTGGGGAAGTTATCGCAAAAATGTTAGCCATTTGCGGCTTGTGAAATAACTAAACGAGTTTTGACCAATGACCAAACAATTAACCCAGAAAGACCAGGTGGCGATTTTTGTGCGCTACCAGCCGAACTGCGCCGTCGGCGACGTTTCCGAAGCGCTGGATATGTCAGGCGCTACAGCAGGCAAACTGCTGCGCGAGCTGAGCGACGATGGAGTGATAACCCGATCCCGTAACAGTGTCCAGTACACCTATACGGCGTTACCACACGCCAATATTCCGGATGTGATCCTTCCGTGCATGGAGGAGAAAAGCGACCCGGTGAAGATGCAGGCGGCTGAGCAGAAAGCGAAGGCGCTGGAAGAAAAGGGACTGTGGCGCCGCGCCGCAGCGGTGTATTCGGATATGTTCGGGATCGCCTGCAGTGCTGTCGAAGTTGCCCGGATCGCCAAACGGCGTAAAGAGTGCCTGCGCCAGGCGGGGAGGGCTTGACTGATGCCGAGACCAAAAACGCATAGCGAGCGCACCCTGTTCATCGCCTGGATTATTGAGCTGGTGAAAAAGCATGGCCGCGCAACGACCAGAGATGTCGCCGCCATGTTCGGCCTGTACCGCACCACCGCCGAGAAATACATCCGGGCTGCCGTGGAGCAGGGGAAACTTATACGTCACGGGCGCTGCGGCGTCTTCCGCGACCAGCGGGCAGTTATCGATTTTGACATGGAACGTTACACGCACCGAGGAGCATCACATGAGTGATTCACTGAACAACAAAGAGCTGGTGGCCGTTGGTCATCAATTTGCGAAGGCTATGAGCAGCGACACGGCGATCATGGACATCGCGAAGATTGTTTCCCGTCTGGCCGAACGGCTGGACTGCGCCACCCTGGCACTGCGGGACGCGATGGCTGCTGAGAATGCGGGGCTGAAAGAGTGCACCGTTAATCATGCGCACGCAGTAGAACATTGGAATTCATGGGCAGATGCAGAAGATAAAATCCCGCCCGCGCCAGAAACCCCGGCCACCGACGCCTATCTGGCAGAAGTTCGGGCGCAGGGTGCTGATGCCGTTGCTGACCAGCACAGGAGAAAATATGAAGAACTCAAGCCAATAAACGTATTTTTCGCGAAAGACCACAAAGAAGCGCAGAGGGTTGCCGAATTTGTCGCCGCCCAACTTCGCCAGGGAGACGCCAAATGAGCAAATCATTAAACGCACGATGTATGCGCCGCTGGGAAGTTGAGTTCAAAATCCGTTGCGACTCGAAATATAGCCCATGGTGGCGCAAGCACCATCTGCGCGGATACATCCGAGAGTGCGGCCTGATTACTGCCGACTGCATGGTTGAGCGTATGGCCGAAGATAACGCGTTTGTTGATTATCAGTGTAACAGAGGCGGATGGTCGCCAGAGTTTCCCGCCTGGTACGACGAACGCCGTGAAGCCTACCTGAAAGAAGCGCGGCGCTGCCTCGACAAGACCGCCACCAATGACGAAATCGACGAAGAGATTCAGAACGAGCTGGAGGCGTGGAATGACTGAATTAACCAAAAAGCAGCTGATCACTCGCGCCAAAATGCGCCTTGCAATGGTTGCCGGGTTTCCAGAGAGCCAGCTGGCGCAAATGGATAAATGCCTGGCAGAAATTGCGCTGGAAAGACTGATGGCCCCGGTTGAACCGGTAGTGCCTGATGGTTATGCACTGGTGCCGATTGAGCCGACAATGGCAGTGTTGGACGAGTTCGATTCAATTATCGACCATGGGGCAGAAGACTCAAAAGATGCCTGGAGTAGGCTGCTCGCAGCAGCAGCGCAGCAGGAGGTAAATCCATAAGCGTAATTGTATGGTGATCTGATAATTACCAATGCCCTGTATAAATTTATTATTTTTGTGCAGGGCGTTATTTCATTGACCTTGTAGTGTCGTGGCCTGTGCACTTATTCTTAAGGAAACCTGATGATATTCATGCTATTGGGGCCATATGAAATTCAAAAATAATTATCTGTTACTAGCTCTCATGGGTGCGGCAGGCGTGGCGCAAGCAGATAGCTTCGGTCGTATTATTGAGAACTTAGATCGCCCATATGCTGTAACCGTAAACAAGGATTACGACATAAGGTGTATCTGGACTAAAGACGACAACGGATACCTGCAGAGTGAGAACACTGCGAATGAGGGTACAGGGATATGCTGGGATAAAAAGGCGGTAGATGAGGCTGAAAAACTCAACGAGTCAGGGAAGCTAAAATGGATAACACCTGTCCCTATCGCTGAATTTTATACAGATTTGCATAACGCTTGTTTCTACGGATATATGGGAAAGCATACAGGGAATTGGGAAACCTATCTTGCCGATAAATATGCAAAGATGGTCAGTAAATATCGTGTGCAACCAGAGAAAGTGGGAAAGATCGGAAAGTCTTTCGACTTTGGTAAAGATGTCGCCTCAACAACAAATGATTGCTCGTTCATTGCAAAAAAAATGTTCACGGGAGAATAGTTGTTTTTGATTTTCCATGAACAACCAGCCATAATTACTTCACCAGAGCCTGAACAACTCTGGTGACCTCGCGCCTGGGAGGGGACTTCTAGGCCATGCATTATCTTGCTAAATCAGTAACTTATACATTTTGCTTAAGCATTTTCACCTTCTTTGTCATATGCATTATGCTCGGGATGGAGAAAATTGACATGAGTGACATTGCTATAAGTACACTAGGAGGCGTAATTATTGCACTGATTAATTTGATGAAGGTTTTGATCAAGCAACTCAGTCATGGTACGCCTCGCAATAATTAAAAGCCTCCCCAACAGGGAGGTTTTTTTCGTTCTGAAATACATCCATAAGCCACAATGCCGTCCCGCAGTCTGCTGAGGCGCTGGTACGTGCAAACCTGCCGGAGATGTGCGGAGAGCGGGAACAGGCCACATAACCTACCATACAAGCGATATGGGAATCCCCATATCGACAGCCAGGGCCTCTTTGGAGGCCTTTTTCATGAGCGCACTGTGACGCTGTACTTTCTTTTTTTTCAAATTCGACAGGCATTTTGTGCGCTTAAAACATTGATCAAATTAGCTCACAGGTATACTGTATGAATATACAGTTGATGCAGCGGAGGCAATTATGAAAGTTGAGTTAACCATTGATCGTACTAAAGAACTTCCTAAGGGCGCGGTTCCGGCACTGGAAAAAGAACTATTAAAACGACTCCAGAACCAGTTCGATGATTGCAGTCTGGTGATACGTCGCGCAGGCTCGGATGGGTTAAGTGTTTATGGTAGTGAGAAAGAGGTTAAAAAGACGGTTGAAGAAATCCTTCAGCAGACCTGGGAAAGCGCAGACGACTGGTTTTATTAATACAGCATGCAATTAGTTTCCCGGGTGGAGGGGTGCGGTGAAAGAAACAGAAGAATTACCAAAAAAGGGCTATGCGGTCATCAGATGTCACGATGGGGTTATCGTTGCACGACTGCACACATTTCCGGAATGCGAGCGAGCGTTAATGTACAGACGTGGTAACGAAGTATCGTTTATGCCGCTCCAGCCCGATGAAATTGTAGGAACGCCGACACTCTTCACGCTGATGCTGGAGCGGGCTGGTTATCGCGTTTCGCAGAATTCTGTTACACTCCCGTCATAGGCCTGAACAACCTATACCTGCTGCGCCACTGGAGAGAGACCATGGCGCAAAAACCAATCAAACAGACACTTAAGCAAACACTTAAACTGACCTCTTCCGGGGCCAGCGATTTCTTTTTGCCTGCGCGCTACCAGGTGGCGGCATGAAGAAAACCAGCTTCATTCACACGCAACTCACCTTGAAAGAAGTGGACGAACTCGAGGCCCGCTATCGCGCCAATGACGTGCGCACTGCGCGAAGCCTTGATGTCGATCTTATCCACTGGACGCTCACCGCTTATCTGCCGGAGGCCAATAATGCCCCGCGGCAGGATAAGACCTTCCAGCAAAAGCTCTGGAGGGATGCGTGAAAATCGACAAGCGAGGACGCACTCTATCGGATCTTGCCCTATCAAACATGGGCGTTGGGGGACGTTTTATTCCCAAGCATGGGATGAAAAACACTCCGGAATATCGCGCATGGATCGATATGAAAAATAGATGCCGCAACCCAAATGTTAGCTCCTATCCAAATTATGGCGGTCGCGGGATTTCTGTATGCCAGGAATGGCTCGATAGTTTTTTAGCTTTCTTTGAACATGTTGGTAGCCGGCCTGAAGGCTTTAGTCTCGATAGGATTGACTGTGAAGGTAATTACGAGCCTGGAAACGTTAGATGGGTATCCAGTATCAAGCAGCAAAACAACAAACGGAATAATGTGTTTGTCCTGTATAGAGGTGAAAAGATAACCGCAACCGAATATGCAAGGGCTGTGGGGATTAAGCCTGATACGGTTCATGCTCGTATTCGTCGAGGTGCAAAATTAGAAGGAGCTGTCGTATGCAAATGATTTACGACATTACTCCTGTTGCGAAGCCTCGACAAACGCGCGCCGATAAGTGGAAAAAGCGCCCGGAGGTTCTCCGGTACCGAGCGTTCTGCGATCACGTTCGGCTGCTGGGTGTCGAATTGCCGGAAGCTGGCGCTCACGTTACGTTCATCCTGCCGATGCCACCGAGCTGGAGCAAGAAGAAGCGCCAGGCAATGGCGGGCAAACCCCACCAGCAGAAACCAGACAAAGACAACCTGGAAAAAGCCCTGATGGACGCCATCTATGCGGATGACGCCCATATCTGGGATTCTCGCGTGACGAAGCGCTGGGGTGAAGTAGGGCAGATCATCATCGGGGAGATCGCCTGATGCGCGCCTTACTGAAACCAGTTATCGCTAAGGAGCTGGGCGTTGTGCTGTTGAAGCCCGGCAGCGAGCTGATGCCGATGTTCATTTCAGGGCGCGTGCTGGTGGAGAGCCAGCCTGCCAGCATGAGCAGCTTTGAGACAGGGCGGGTGCCTGATCTGCGTCAGCCGCTGGCGGTTGACCCGGCGCTGCGGCCGTTCTTCCTCCATCAAAAGGTGATCACCGCTGCTGGTGGGCTGGCTGGCCTGGAATACTGGCTCCTGCGCCATGGGGGCGGGGCTTGCCAGTACCAGCTCAGCGATTACCACTATCACGAACTGACCACCATGCGGCACGAGCCCGGCGCGATCCTTCTTTGCGGCCACTGCGACAACCGGCTGCGCGAGCAGTACACCGAACGGCTGGCGGAGCTGGCGCGTCAGAACGTCATCGACTGGGTGCTGGACATTGCCCGGGTGGCGCTGGCGCTCGACAAAACCCGTGAACTATCTCTGGCTGAATTGTGCTGGTGGGCTGTTCGTACCGGCGTCACCGATGCGCTGCCTGAATCCGTTGCCCGCGATGCATTGCGCCTGCCGGCGGAGAAACAAACGTACCGCGAGAGCGAGATCGTACCGTCGGTACCGGCCAGCAGCATCATCGCCGACAAGGCCCGCGCGCTACCTGCAGCACCTGCAACACCTGCAGGTGCGCCACCAGCCATTAAGCCAGTTGTGGGCGTGCTTGTGGATCCCGAATCACCGCAGACCCTGATGAAGCGGCCAAAGCGGACCCGTTGGGAGAACGCAAAGTATCTGGCATGGGTTAAGACGCAGCCCTGTGAATGCTGCGGCCGGCCGTCAGATGATCCACACCATCTCATCGGCTGGGGTCAGGGAGGCATGGCAACGAAGGCGCACGACAGTCTCGTGATCCCCCTGTGCCGCCAGCACCATACCGAACTACATAACGATCCGGTGAAATTCGAGCGTAAGCACGGTACTCAGCCGGAAATGATAATCAGAGTGCTGGACCGGGCCTTTGCGCTCGGCGTTCTGGCTTAAGGAGCAGTACAGGATGACACCACGTCAACGCCGCATTCATATCGAAGGTTTAGGTAAAGCAGCATCTGCACCGCGCAAAAGCTGGCTCGGCAAGTTCACACCCTTAACGTGCGTTCAGTCAGCCTGGATTAAATCCTTGCTGACGGTCTGGGGCGAATGCGTCGGCGGTAAAACCCGCGCGCAATACCGCCTGGAGAATTGCAGCCAGTTCTGGTCTGAGGTAAAGCAATCGGAGTGGTCGGACACTCAGCTGTCGCGCATCACTGAGGCACTGGGGCAGGCGAGGGAGGAGGGGTTCCGTGGCGTACAGGCGGCGTTGCGTGCCCGGTCAATTCTGTGGCCGGTGACCCTGTCAGCGTTAATCGAAGAGAGCGAGCGCCGCGATGATGCTGACTTTATTGAACAGATTATGCTGAATACCTTCGACCTGCACGACCCGGTGTATCTGGTTGGCCTGCAGTTCTACACCTCCCGCAAGAAGATATCCGACATCACGCGAGACTTACAGCAGGTCGCGCCTTGGCTGTCCGTTGACGAAGCCCGTAAGCGTGTGCGCTGGTGCCTTGAAATCTTTCGCGCGAAGGTGTTTCTGGCCGTCCGCCGGCAGATGCAAACTGAGCAAAAGTGAGATGTGTGTTAAATAATTTTAAAATGGAGTTGAAAACGGGCCAGAAAAATGAATAATCCATTCATGCTTGGCAGAGCTGCGCCACGATGGCAGCGTCGAAAAGCCCTTATCAAACATATCCTGAAACCTCGCTTCGGCGGGGTTTTTTCTTTTCTGAGGTCACCGTTTGGTGGCCTTTTCTAATTCAGGCTCCCGGAACCCCCATCACTCGTCTTGTCGTTAATTCATCCGGAGAGCCTGATCCTTTCCCACATAACACCCGCGAACCAGCGAGGTGAGAGAAATGAAAATGCATAATGACCCTCACTCCTGGACGGAGTTAATTGATCTGCTCCATAGCTGGTGGCGTGGTGAAACACCCATTGGCGCTGTGCTGCTGTCGGTTGTAATGGCAGTGCTGAGAATTGCCTACGGCGGCGGTGGCTGGAAAAAGATGCTGCTGGAAGGACTGATGTGCGGTGCCATGACGTTAACTGCTGTATCCGCTCTGGATTACGTCAACCTTCCGCAAACTCTCTCCATTGCAATCGGCGGGGCGCTGGGCTTTGTAGGCGTCGAACAGGTCCGTTCGGTGGCAAACCGAGTTATCAACGTCCGCTTTGGTGGCGACACCAAGTAAGGAACCCTATGAATCAGGCACAATTTCAAAAGGCGGCTGGTATCAGCGCCGAATTAGCTGCGCGCTGGTATCCGCATATCGACGCAGCAATGAAAGAGTTCGGCATCACCGCAGTTAACGATCAGGCCATGTTCATCGCGCAGCTGGGCCACGAGTCGGCAGGCTTTACCTCGCTGGTGGAGAACTTCAACTATTCGGTAGACGGCCTGAAGAGAACCTTCGGTAAACGCCTGACGCCGTATCAGTGCGAGATGCTGGGCCGGATCGACAATAAGCAGACCGCCCACCAGCCGCAGATCGCCAACCTGGTTTACGGTGGCCGCATGGGCAACACAGCTGAGGGCGACGGCTGGAAATATCGTGGCCGTGGCCTGCTGCAGATCACCGGGCGTGAGAACTACACTAAATGCGGTGCGGCCCTGAAACTGGATCTGGTAAGCGCGCCGGAACTGCTGGTGCAGGAGCGTCACGCAGCACGCTCGGCGGCCTGGTTCTTCGCATTACGCGGTTGCCTGATGTATTCCGGCGATATCGTACGGGTCACCCAGATCATCAACGGTGGGCAGAATGGGGTGGCTGACCGGAAGGTGCGTTACAGCCGGGCGCTGGCGGCGCTGTCATGAAGCTGCGATACGTTCTGCTGGCGCTGGTGGTCGCTATCTCGTTAACTGGGGCGATGGCCTGGCGTTCTGGCTGGAGCGCACATGCTGACCATATCAACGCGCTAGCGGCAAAGAAGAAAGAGAACGCCGAGAAAGCCATTCAGCCGGTAGAAGAGAAAGCCGCCGCGGCCACCGCCGAGGGCAAAGTGATTTACCGAACCATTACCCGCGACGTGGTGAAATATGTTCAGTCTCCGGATCGTACTGTGTGCCAGTTTGACGATGATGCTGTGCAGCTGCGCCAGCGTGCCATCGACGCTGCCAACTCCATCAGCGGATTTGATGCAGGAGCCGTGCAGAGGAAGTAATGCTGGCACCAATAGCGATGACGATCTGCAGGCTGATATCGAAACTGCGGAATGCCTGCGCCAGTTGCGCCTCAATATGTATCGCTGGCAGTCCTGGTATGTCGCGATAAAATGAAAATAGAATATCGCAATAGTTCCCTCTGTGGTTGAGTAACAAATGTCAACGCTGTCATAAAATGAATATTTGAAACTTAAATAATATTGTGTAGCTGTGGCTGTGATGGTAATTTCAAAGCCTTTGAACAAATGATTCTGAGGTTGGCATGGGAAGAGGTGTTGTAGCATTGCCTTTTGAGGTTCAGCAATGCGAAGATGGCTTTATAATTGGTGAAGCACTTTCTGCATTACAACTTAATTATTTTGCGCTGTATTGGGATAAAATAGCGGTACCAAAAAACAGATTCATAGGTCATGGTCTCTTCGACGGTAAAGAATTTATAGAATGCGGTTTACTTACCAGGCCTGTAATCGAATGGCGTTCTTTTGGGGCTGAAGAATTTCCTAGATTGCACTTACAATCACAGGTACAAGTTACAGATCACTTAAGGGGTACTGATAAGACAACGGCTTGGAGCATTCACCAGACTGGGGATAACTCTTTATTACTGGCTGATGCTTCAGTTTCAAAGGAAACTGTACGATTAGAGTTAGAAAATCTTTTACCTGTACCTGATGCAGGTGTTCCTCTGCATGAAATATTGGAATTCAAACATCGAAGAAAAGATGAACTGCAAGCGCTACACGCATATTGTGATGAGTTGTACTTCGAGATAATTAATTCAGGTGATCCTACTCTTCAGGCTGCAAAGACTTTCACAAAGCTTAAGCAGGCAATTTCTGACTTAGAAAAACTAAATGCTGAAGGGTGGCGAAGTCCTATAAAATTTGATCTTGATATATCACCAGAATTTGATTTATCAAATATTCGAGCTGGAATCGCGACAATATTGGGTGCTTTTAGCTCCCCACACATTCTTGAGACAGTAAGTGCAGGGGCGGTGATTGCGGTTCTGGAAGGGTTTGTAAAAATTAAACCTCGCCTTCAAAGCATGAGAAATGGTGCGAATACAAATCTCGCCTACATCTCTAAGGCTCGTGTCGAGGGTTTTTATAAGTGAGGTGAGCATGCCCATATCTTGGTATGGAAAAAAAATGGGATCCGCCTACTTACTCATAACTATAGGATCATTCATACAGTTCTGGTTTCCTAACGCGACATGGGTGCTGATTCCCCTTGTAGCCTTGCTCTTCGGTTTTGCCCGAGAAAAAAACTGAATGCTTATTTCCAATATCAGATTGAAAAACATAACCGCCTCTGGGCGGTTTTTTAGCATTACAGCAGGCATTCACTGAGTGCCTGTGATAATGCCAAATGAATAGAGGCGGGAATCATTTCCCGCCTGAATTGTTAAAAGCTGCGAGGAGCGGTGGATAGCACAGCTGAAATTTCGTCTTTCGATAAATTCCAGCTACGGTTCACGGCGTCAATTTTTTTATATTCATTGAGCATTGCGCTATATAGATGCTCGGTATGTGAGTGTGTATCGGCGATTGGTTGTTGTTGCTCAGAGTAGCGATTGAATTTCTGATACGCCTCAATGATGCTGAAGTAATCGCTTTCATTATTGCCATCAAAGCCGGGAATCTGGATGTCCCCATCATGGATTTTAAGGTGATGATCTTTCGTCAATGCTATCTGCTCATCTTCATTAAGCTTTCTAAATGCATTAGAAAGGCCACGATACATGTCCAAAACGGATGTTACGAAATCACGGTCCTCTTTACTGGGTTCATCGCTGTCCAGCCACGAGTGGTGGGCTTGCAATACCCACGTATTGCCTGACGAAACAGCATACTTAACTATCTCTGGATCAATATCAGTTTTGATACCCAGGTGAATGGCAATATCGCACAACATGATGGTGTTGATTTTATCTTTAAAATCCATGAAGTAACCCTCTGAAGTAAAAGGATAATATCAGCACATCTTTGCTCGTTAAGTCTATAGATCTAGCTCACATCAACATCAAATACCTGCATGAACATTCGTGGGACGATTCTGTGTGCAAACCCATCACGAGGTGTAAGGAGGGGTCATTATGCCGCCACGCACACCAAAGGCCTGTCGCGTTCGCGGCTGCCGCTCGACAACAACAGACCCATCAGGCTTCTGCGAGGGGCACAAGGGCGAGGGCTGGAAGCAGTATAAGCCCGGTCAGACACGACACCAGCGCGGCTACGGCACGAAATGGGAGATCATACGCGCGCGGATCCTGAAGCGTGACAAAGGGCTGTGCCAGGAGCATCTGAAGCAGGGGGTTGCCAAGTCTGCGTCATGCGTTGACCACATCACACCTAAGGCGCACGGCGGCACTGACGCCGATGCGAACCTGCAGAGCCTGTGCTGGTCCTGTCATGCCAAGAAGACCGCGCGCGACCGCATTAAGTGAGAGTGATTCTCGATTGCATCGAGCCGGGGGAGGGGGTGGTCAAATCCCTGAGGCCGACCGCCTTCCGGACTGCCCGCCTCCTCGTTTTTTTATACCCGCGAAAAATCAAATTTAACCAGGAGTGTCGCTTATGGCTGGAACGGCGGGGCGTTCCGGGCGCCGCCCAAAGCCAACGGCGCGCAAGGAGCTGGCCGGAAACCCCGGTAAGCGAGCCCTGAATAAAGAAGAGCCGGTGTTCACCCCCATCAAGGGCGTGGCGCCGCCGGACTGGTTTGAAGAAGAGAATCTGCCGCTCGCGGCGATCATGTGGGAGCTGACCACAAAAGAATTATGCGGGCAGGGCCTGATCTGTGTCACCGATCTCGCGGTGCTCGAGCGCTGGTGTGTCGCGTACGAGTTCTGGCGCCGGGCGGTAAAGAATATCGCTGTGGAAGGTCTGTCCATAACCGGTGCGATGGGCGGCAAGATAAAGAACCCTGAGCTGACTGCGAAGAAAGAACAGGAATCGGAGATGAGTTCTACCGGTTCAATGCTGGGCCTCGACCCTAGCAGTCGCCAGCGTCTGGTCGGGCTTGCCGGTCAGAAGAAAACCTCCAACCCATTCCTGAAGATGATCAGCTCATGAGCCGGAAATCGTATCCCAACGTTAACGCCGCGAATCAGTATGCCCGCAACGTTGTGCGGGGGAAGATCCCGGCGTGCCAGTATGTCATTCAGGCCTGCCAGCGCCATATCGACGATATGGCTCAGGAGAAAAGCCGAAAATTCCGGTACCGCTTTGACAAAGACATTGCGGAGAAGGCCGCGAAGTTTATCCAGCTGCTGCCGCACACCAAAGGGGAGTGGGCATTCAAGCGGATGCCGATCACCCTGGAACCCTGGCAGCTCTTTATCATCTGCTGTGCCTTTGGCTGGGTGCAGAAGGGGACAAGGCTTCGCCGTTTCCGGGAGGTTTATACCGAGATCCCCCGCAAGAATGGCAAGTCGGCGATCTCTGCTGGCGTGGCGCTCTACTGCTTCACCTGTGACAACGAGTTCGGTGCTGAGGTCTATTCTGGCGCCACAACAGAAAAGCAGGCGTGGGAAGTATTCCGCCCTGCGCGCCTGATGTGCAAACGCACCCCACTGTTAGTGGAGGCGTTCGGCATCGAGGTCAACGCTTCAAACCTGAACCGGCCGGAGGACGGCGCCCGCTTCGAGCCGCTGATCGGCAACCCCGGCGACGGGGCCTCGCCACACTGCGCGATAGTCGATGAATATCACGAGCACCCGACCGATGCGCTCTACACCACGATGCTAACGGGTATGGGTGCCCGTCGGCAGCCGCTAATGTGGGCAATCACCACGGCGGGCTACAACATCGAGGGGCCCTGCTACGACAAGCGGCGAGAAGTGATTGAAATGCTGAACGGCTCGGTGCCCAACGAGGAGCTGTTCGGCGTGGTTTATACAGTCGATGAAGGTGACGACTGGACCGACCCGAAGGTACTGGAGAAGGCAAACCCGAATATGGGGGTGTCGGTCTACCGCGACTTCCTGCTGAGCCAGCAACAGCGCGCTATCAATAATGCCCGCCAGGCGGGTGTGTTCAAAACGAAGCACCTCAATATCTGGGTCGCTGCCCGGGCCGCGTTCTTCAACCTGGTATCCTGGCAGAACTGCGAAGACAAGACGCTGACGCTGGAACAGTTCGAGGGGCAACCCTGCGTGCTGGCCTTCGACCTGGCGCGCAAACTGGACATGAACAGCATGCCGCGACTGTTTACCCGGGAGATTGACGGGAAAACACATTATTACTGCGTGGCGCCGCGGTTCTGGGTGCCGTATGACACGGTGTACAGCGTCGAAAAAAACGAAGATCGCCGGACTGCTGAGCGATTTCAAAAATGGGTAGAGATGGGGTTACTGACGGTAACTGACGGGGCGGAGGTGGATTACCGCTACATCCTTGAAGAGGCGAAGGCGGCGAATAAGCTGAACCCGGTCAGTGAGTCACCGATTGATCCATTTGGCGCAACCGGCCTTTCACACGATCTGGCCGATGAAGGGCTAAACCCTGTAACCATCATCCAGAACTACACCAACATGTCTGACCCGATGAAGGAGCTGGAAGCCGCCATTGAGTCGGGGCGTTTTCATCACGACGGCAACCCGATCATGAGCTGGTGTATCAGTAACGTCGTCGGCAAGTATCTGCCTGGTAACGACGATGTGGTTAAACCCATCAAAGAGCAGAACGAAAACAAAATCGACGGCGCGGTTGCGCTGATTATGGCGATCGGGCGGGCAATGCTCAAAGAGCCTGGTGATTTCCTTTCATCTCTCGATTCAGACGAAGAGTTCTTAATTCTATGAAATCACTTATCACCGATGTAATCGGGCTGGCCGGTTACGGCCTGCTCACGTCCGGATTTTACCTGCAGTTCGGGTTGGCTCCGGCACTGATGTTCTCCGGCGGACTCCTGCTGGTGGCGGCACTGGTTATGGCCAGAAGGGGGAAGCGTGCTGCTTGATTCTCTGTTCAGAAGTGAGTCGCTCGAAAATCCCGGTACGCCAATAACCGGTGATGCAGTTGATATGGAGGGATTATTCAGGGCGGATGTATACGTAAGCCCTGAAACGGCGATGAAGCTGGCGGCGGTGTATGCCTGTATTTACGTTCTGTCATCAAACCTCGCGCAGATGCCGCTGCATGTCATGCGAAAGCACAACGGCAGGGTCGAGCCAGCGCGGGATCATCCGGCGTTTTATTTGGTTCACGATGAGCCGAACACCTGGCAGACCAGCTATAAGTGGCGCGAACTGAAGCAACGTCACATCCTCGGCTGGGGCAATGGGTACACCTGGGTTAAGCGCAGCCGCCGCGGTGAAGTGACCTCCCTCGATTGCTGCATGCCGTGGGAAACGAACCTGATTAATACCGGCGGGCGCTACACCTACGGGCTCTACAACGAAGAGGGGGCTTTTGCCATCAGCCCCGACGACATGATCCACATCCGGGCGCTGGGAAATAACCAGAAAATGGGCCTCAGTCCGGTGATGCAGCACGCCGAAACAATTGGCATGGGCATGAGCGGGCAGAAGTATACGGAAAGCTTCTTCAGCGGAAATGCCCGCCCGGCCGGGATCGTGTCCGTTAAAAGCGCGCTCAACAAAGATAGCTGGGGCTGGCTTAAAGAACAGTGGCAGAAGGCGTCGCAGGCATTACGCAGCCAGGAAAACAAAACCATGCTCTTGCCTGCGGATCTGGATTACAAGGCGCTGACTGTGTCGCCGATTGACGCCCAGATCATCGACATGTCAAAGCTCAACCGCTCGATGATTGCCGGGATCTTTAACGTGCCGGCGCACATGATCAACGACCTGGAAAAAGCCTCATTCAGCAACATCACGCAGCAGGCCATTCAGTTTGTCCGCTACTCAATGATGCCTTGGGTGACGAACTGGGAGCAGGAGCTTAACCGCCGCCTGTTTACCCGTGCCGAACTGGCCGCCGGGTATTACGTCCGGTTTAACCTTACTGGCCTGTTACGCGGCACCCCGCAGGAACGCGCGCAGTTCTACCACTTTGCGATCACCGATGGCTGGATGAGCCGCAACGAAGCCCGCGCTTTCGAGGATATGAACCCGGTCGACGGCCTGGACGAAATGCTCGTCAGCGTAAACGCCGCCAACCCGGCGGACGATTTCAAAACCACCAAAACCGAAAAGGAAAAAACCGATGAGTGATCGCGAGACTCGCTGTTACAGCGGTGAGGTCCGAGCCGAACAGCTGGGGGAACAGCCCACGCGCATTATCGGTTACGGATCGGTGTTTAACAGCCGCTCCGAACCCCTCTGGGGATTCCGCGAGATTATTAAACCCGGCGCTTTCGATGACGTGCTGGGTGACGATATCCGCGGGCTGTTTAACCATGACCCGAACTTTATTCTCGGGCGCAGCGCTTCCGGTACGTTGAGCGTCAGTGTCGATGATAAAGGGCTTCGCTACGACATCGCGGCCCCTGACACTCAGACCATCCGTGATCTGGTGCTGGCACCGATGATGCGCGGCGATATCACTCAGTCGTCTTTCGCATTCAGGATCGCCCACGATGGCGAGCACTGGTATCAGGACGATGAGGGCATCGTCATTCGCGAGATTAACCGCTTTTCCCGGCTCTTTGATGTAAGCCCGGTGACCTATCCGGCCTATCAGGATGCCGATTCCGGAGTTCGCTCCATGAAAGCCTGGCAGGAGGCGCGCGACAGCGGCGCGCTGGCGCAAGCCATTAACCAACGAACGGCGCGCGAGCGCATGCTGACTCTTCTTAACGCGTAAGGAAAAACCATGAAATTGCATGAACTGAAGCAAAAACGTAACACCATTGCCCGCGAGATGCGTGCTCTGCATGAGGGGATCCCTGAAAATACCACCTGGACTGAAGAGCAGCGCACTCAGTGGAATAAAGCAAAACACGAGCTGGATGCTCTCGATGAACAAATCGGCCGCGAAGAAGAGCTGCGCCGTCACGATCAGAGCTACATTGACGAGCAGGAGCCGGAGCAGCGTCAGCGCCAGATTAACCCGGAGAAGCAGGCAGACGAGCGCCGCGCCGCGGCATTTGATCGCCTTCTCCGCCATGGCTTCGGTGAACTCACCGCCGAAGAGCGCCAGGCCGTTAAAGAGCTGCGCGCGCAGGGTACGTCTCCTGATGACAAAGGCGGCTATACCGTCCCTACCCAGATGCGTAACACCATCATTGATGCGATGAAGGCTTACGGCGGGATCGCGAGCGTTGCCCAGATTCTTAATACCTCGAACGGTCAGGATATTACCTGGTCCACTTCTGACGGGACCGCTGAAGAAGGCGAGCTGCTCGCTGAAAACACTGCGGCCAGTGAAGGTGATGTGACCTTCGGTACGGCGATCCTGGGTGCCAAAAAGCTGTCATCCAAAATCATCCGCGTCTCTAACGAACTGCTGCAGGACAGCGGCGTAGATATTGAAGCATACCTGGCGGGGCGTATTGCACAGCGTATTGGCCGAGGCGAAGCTAAGTACCTGGTCCAGGGTACGGGTGCAGGCACACCGCTGCAGCCAAAGGGACTCGCGGCTTCAGTAACCGGGACAGTGTCTGCAGCGGCGGCAGCAACCTTCACCTGGCAGGAAATGAACAACCTGAAACACGCGATTGATCCGGCATACCGCAGCGGACCTAAATTCCGTTGGGCATTTAATGACGGCACTCTTCAGGTCATTGAAGAGATGGTTGATGATCAGAAACGCCCGCTGTGGCTGCCGGATGTTGTTGGCGGTTCCCCGGCGACCGTTCTGGGTATTCCGTATGTGATCGATCAGGCAATTGATGCGGCGGCGGCGAGTAAGAAATTTATTTTCCTGGGTGATTTTAATCGCTTCATCGTTCGCCGCGTTTCCTATATGACCCTCAAGCGCCTGGTTGAACGTTACGCCGAATATGATCAGACCGCGTTCCTGGCGTTCCACCGCTTCGACTGTGTGTTGGAAGATACCGCAGCCATTAAAGCACTGGTGGGTAAAGCGCCGTAATTTATAGAACTGCGATAACGAATGCCGCGAAAGCGGTTTTTTTATGCCCGCAATCTGATGGTTGCGGGCTGGAGAAAGGCCATGGCACTAACCATTGACGAGTGCAAAGTGCAATGCCGTATTGATGGCGACGATCCTGGGGATAAACAGCTTCTGGAGATCTACATCGGTGCGGCGCGTCGTAAGGCTGAGAGCTACACGAATCGCCAGCTCTATGATGATGCGCTTCCAACAAATGATCCGGATGGGTTGGTTATCAAAGATGACGTCAAACTGGCGCTTATGCTGCTGGTGGGGCACTGGTACGAAAACAGAGAGCCAGTGAACATCGGCAATATCGTGTCGACGCTGCCATTTGGCTTTGAGTCTCTTCTTGAACCTTACCGATTCATTGCGCTGTAGGAGGTGATATGCAGGCAGGCAGGCTGCGGCACCGCGTCATCATTCAGAATTATGTAACCATCCGATCCCCCTCCGGTCAGCCCGTTGAGCAATGGTCTGATGGTGAAACGGTATGGGGTGAAGTTCTGGCGGTCAGTGGCCGCGAGCAGCTTTCCGCCGGCGCTGAGTCGCCTGAGGCAACAGTCAGGGTATGGATGCGTTTTCGTAAGGACATATCGGCCGCTTCACGGCTAAAGATACTAACGGGACCGCTTGCCGGCGCGCTGCTTAACGTTGTTGGCCAACCAATTCCTGACAGGAAGGGCGCTCGCCTGGAAATTCTTTGCAAGAGAGGTACTGAAAAGTGATCGATCTAAATCTGGACTTCTCAGGGCTTGAGGATATCGCCCGCGACCTTACCCGGCTGAGCAAAGCTGAGAACAACAAAGTGCTTCGTGATGCCACTCGGGCTGGCGCTGGCATATTGCGTGAGGAGGTTATTGGCCGGGCTCCGGTGGATACCGGAAAACTACGACGAAATGTAGTGGTGGTAACACAGCGTGGCCGAAGCGGAGAAATCACGTCTGGGGTCCATATCAGAGGCGTTAACCCCCGAACTGGCGGAAGCGACAATACGATGAAGGCATCCAACCCACGCAACGCTTTTTACTGGCGCTTTGTGGAACTCGGCACGTCCAAACTGGCACCTCATCCATTCGTCAGGCCCGCTTATGATGCCCGTGAGGATGAAGCTTATGCAGCTGCGGTTCAGCGCATGAATCAGGCGATCGATAAGGTGCTGAGCAAATGACTGAAGCTGATCTTTATCTGCCGCTTTCCAGCCTGGCTGGCGGACAGGTTTACCCATACGTCGCACCTTTATCGCCGGATGGGAATGTCTCGATCTCACCTCCCTGGCTGGTCTTCTCACTGCCGCAGGAAAATTCTGCTGATGTGTTCTGTGGCGCCGCAGAGTCAATGACCACCATTCAGATCGATGTTTATGCGTTAACTGTGGACGGCGCGCGAGAACTCCGTCGCCTTGCCATTGAAGCGCTTACTCCTCTCGGCATCACCGAGATCCGTAAATATCAGGATTACGAACCGGACTCCCAACTTTATCGCTCCACATTTGAGGCCAGCGTAACCTGGTAAGCCGACAACTTTACAATCACCCGCTCCGGCGGGTTTCTTATTTTCAGGAGACAGCCAATGAGCTCTCAGTATGAGAAATCGCAGGGTACGAAGATAGAGATCACTTCGGTACCCGCCACACCCGTTACGGTAGATACCGCCACCTTCCTGCCGCTGAATTGCACACTTAAAGAGGCGCAGTTCACCGCGGGGCAGAAGCAGGATATTGACGTTACAACCCTGTGCTCTGACGAGCAGGAAAATATCAATGGCCTGGCTGCTGCCTCTGAGATGTCTCTTTCTGGGAACTTCAAAGAAAACCCAGGGCAGGCAGCGCTGCGTGATGCTTACGACAATGACACCGTGTACGGCTTCCGCATCACTTTCCCATCCGGTGTAGGTTTCCAGTTTTTTGCTGAAGTACGCCAGCACACGTGGTCATCAGGTACAAACGGCGTTGTCGCCGCTACGTTCGCGCTACGCCTGAAAGGTAAGCCAACCCGCATCGTGGCGCCGCCAGCAGTTGCCCTGGCATTCACCACCGATCTGCCAGCAACCAAAGTTGCTGCGGTTGGCGATGACTTTTCGCTTGGCGTAGTGGTTACCGGCGGTACACCGCCATACCGTTATGACTGGTATAAAAACGGCGCTCATTCCGGCCTGAGTAATGCTACAACCACTATTGATTTTGATAATGCACAGGCGACAGCAAGCGGTCACCGGCAGGTGATCGTTACTGACTCCGTGGGCACCACCATTGTCTCCACTGTTTGTGACGTCGAAATCAGCTAACCGGAGCGCCGGGTAACCGGCGAAAAAAGTTATGGGTAAAAATATTCGCGAACTGGCGCTGGCCAGACTGTCTGGGTTCCGGAACAAAACTGAATCCGTAAAAGAGTGGGGTGGCGCCAGGGTGATCCTGCGCGAGCCATCAGCAGAAGCCTGGCTCCGCTGGCAAGAGATCGTTAAAGAGAGCGATGAAGAGCTTTCCGTCTCCGAGAAGGCCATGCGTAACCTGCGTGCCGACGTGACGCTGTTTATCGATGTGGTCTGTGACGAAAATCAGGAGCCCGTTTTTACGCCTGAAGATGCCGAAGAGGTGCAGGGCGTATACGGCCCGGTTCACTCCCGACTGCTGAAGCAGGCTCTGGATCTGATAACCAGCAGCGACGACGCCAAAAAAAAGTAGCCACGCCGGGCATGAAGTTTCTGATGGCGCTAGCTCTGCGGATGGGGCGTACCCTGGCGGAGCTGCGCCAAACCATGGCCCCCAGTGAATTACTTATGTGGGCTGAATACGATCGTATCAGCCCGGTCGGGGATGTCCGGGCCGATATTCATAATGCCCAGCTTGTTTCGGCAATCTATGGGGCGCAGGGCTTTAAAGTGCCTATAGACGAAGCAGTCATTCAGTGGGCGGGTGATGCGGAAGGGGCCAGCCAAAAGGATCCATTCGCAGGATTGGAAGCCGCATTTACTGTCGCTGCACAGTGACAAATAAATTATAAAACAATAGGATCGGCTCCTATTTTTTATGCTTTGGTAAGAAAAATGAAGAAGATAGTACTGTGTTTAATGATTTTGGGTTTCAGCTGTACATCAAACGCCACACAAACTCTGAATCCATTGGAGCCAAGCGAGTTGCAGACCTATGCCTCTACAATTTGCGCTGAGCACGCCAACCCAGAGCTTTGCAAAAGGGCATTTTTTAAATTTATGGGTTACGTCAAAACAAACGATGACTATTACTCTTTTTGTCAGAAGCAAAAAGAGTCAGGCATGACCGTTAATCTTGAATCATGTAATAAGTCTCGAGCCCTAAGAGATTTCATAGACAAAGTTTCCGATTAATTTATAACCTTAAAAAACCTGCTCAGCAGGTTTTTTTTCGCCTGGAGAATAGTAATGGCAACATTACGTGAGTTGATTATTAAAATATCCGCCAATTCGCAATCATTCCAGACGGAAATATCTCGAGCCTCCCGCATGGGGGCTGATTACTACAAAACCATGCAGAACGGTGGACGGCAGGCTGCGGCCGCTTCACGCGAAACCCGCACAGCCCTGGCTGAAGTGTCGGCTCAACTTAATGAAACAAAATCTGCAGCAATGGGCTTGGGTGGGGCTTTTGCTGGTGCGTTCGCAACCCAACAGCTGATCAACTATGCCGATACCTGGACGCAGCTCAATAGTCGCCTGAAACTTGCCTCGGGCAGCGCTGAAGAGTTCACTCAGAACCAGCGTGTACTGATGGATATTAGCCAGCGCACAGGAACTAGTGTTGAGGCAAATACCAATATGTTTTCGCGCATGTCGTCGTCGCTTAAGCAGTTGGGTTATACAGCCTCCGATACAGCAAAGATTACGGAGCTGGTGGCCACGACACTCAGACTTTCTGGTGCCGGTGCGAGCGAAGCCTCTGCGGTGATCACCCAGTTCGGTCAGTCGATGGCGTCGGGCGTGCTGCGCGGGGATGAGTTTAACTCAATTATGGAGAACGGCGGGCGGTTCGCCCAGGCGCTGGCTGATGGCCTTGGCGTTAACGTCGGGCAGTTGCGCGCAATGGCGGAGGCAGGGCAACTTACGGCAAACACTGTGATGCCGGCTTTGCTTGGCCAGCTGTCTAGGGTACGAGCTGAGGGTGCCCAGATGGGCGCTACCGTCGCGGCATCCGCGCAGCGTGTGGAAAACGCCTTTATGGCCTGGGTCGGTGGTGCCAATGAGGCGAGCGGTGCAACCAGTTCCCTGGCCGGCGGACTCGACTCCCTCGCCGAAAATATTGATTCAGTGGCAACAGCTGCAGGTGCACTGGTTGCCGTCGGGCTGGCGAGATATCTTGGTGGCATTGTATCAGGTACCGCATCAGCGACCGCTGGCGTGTTGAATGCCGCTAAAAGCGAGGTCGCCCTGGCCGAAGCCCAAGTGAGAGGAACGCAGATAAGCACGGCGCGTTCTCGCGCAGCTGTCTATCGCGCCCAGCAGGCGCTGGTGGCCGCACGTGGTACAGACGCTCAGGCGGCGGCAGAAAAACGTCTTTCAGCTACCCAGCAGTCATTGAGCCGCAACATTGCCGCCAGGACGGCCGCGCAGAGCGCGCTGAATAACGTGACAGCCGTTGGTTCCAGATTAATGGGGGGCGCGCTGGGGCTTATAGGTGGAGTGCCCGGCCTGGTGATGCTGGGTGCTGGCGCATGGTACACAATGTACCTTAACCAGGAGGAAGCGCGGCGATCTGCTCAGGAATATGCCAGTCAAATTGATCAGATCAGGGCCAAGACCGCACAGATGTCTTTGTCCGAGACGGACACAAATCGCAGTAAAACGGTGGATGCCCTTGTTGAGCAAAACCGACTAATCTCCGAGCAGGCCGAAAAAGTCAAATCAGTAACGTCCCAGATTAATGATTTGAACTCTGCGCGCGGTAAGCCGGGGATAACCAGCGAGAACGAGCAGAATATTTTGAAGGCCATTGCCATCGCTACAAGTCAGTTAAGCGTTGAAGAGGGCCGGCTGAATGAATTGCGCGGGAAATCTCAGGGTATACAACAAACTCTGGAAGAAATTGAGCGGCGCCGTAATGACTTAATTCGTGAGCAGGCATGGCAGCAAAATGCTGTTTATCAATCGCTCATCATGATGAATGGTCAGCATACAGAATTTAACCGCCTTCTGGGTCTTGGTAACAGTCTGCTGGCAGCACGACAGGGTTTGGCCGTAACGCCGATGCGAATTCCACAAGCTGAAATTAGCGGAAAACAGGCGGATGCGTTAGAGAAGGCAAGGCAGGACCTTGAGCTGTCAAAACTCAAAGGCGAAGCGCGCGAGCGAGCGCGTCTTGGTTTTTCTGCTGATGCTCTTGGCCTCACCAGCGATCCCGAATTCCAGACTGCCCGACAGAATTACATTGGCACAAGTCTGGAAGCCTGGCGCAATAACGAGGCCAGCAAACCTGAGAAAAAAACGCCCAAGTCTGACGAGCAAAAAGCATCAGAGAAGCTGGAAGAAACCTATAAGCGGCTTATCAGTCAGCAACAGGAGCAGATCGCTCTATCCGGTCAAAGCACTGATCTCGCCAAAACAAAATACCAGGTTACCCGAGGTGAATTGGCCGCTTTAACTGAAAGCCAAAAGGCCGAACTGCTGCGTAATTCCGCTGCGCTTGATCACCTCAATGCAGTTGAACGTCTGAAATCTCTGAATGAGGAATTACTGAAGCCAGAGGAGGCGCTGCTAAACACTACCAAGGAACGTATCAAGTTGCTGCGGGAGGCCGCACCTGCGACTGAAGAATACCGTAAAACCATGGAGCGCATCTCCAAGGCGTCGGTTCAGGAAGCGCCCAAGTTCGGTGGTATCGATGCGTCTGTCGGCGGCGCGAGTGGCGAACTCATCCGGGTTGCGGAGGCGCAAAAAGAACTGGATAAATGGCACTCTACTCAACTTGAAATGCAGAAAAAATTGCTCGATGAGAAAGAGATCAACGAGCAAACCTATGCCGACCGTGTTGCTGAAATTAATAAGACGAACGCCACACGGCTTGAGGATATTCAGGCCGGTTACACATCAGCCAGCCTTTCCATGTTCTCAGATCTCGCTGGCCAGTCGGCGCAACTGCTGCAGAGCATCGGTCAGGAAGGCAGTCTCGCTTACAAAACATTGTTCATTGCCAGCAAGGCCGCTGCTATGGCCCAGGCCGTGATCAACACCGAGCTGGCAGCAACTAAAGCTATGGCTGAAGGCGGCATGATTATGGGGATCCCGGCGGCAACCGCGATTCGCGCAGTAGGCTACGCCTCAGTGGCCATGATTGCCGGGCAGACACTCGCAGGCATGGCGCACGACGGGATTGACCGGGTGCCGGAAACAGGCACGTGGTTACTGCAAAAGGGAGAACGCGTGGTCACGGCCAGCACGTCGGCCAAGCTTGACGCGACCCTGGAGAGGGTGCAGCAGTCACGGCAGGCTTCTGCAGGCGGCACCTTCCATATTCAAAATTCATTCACCGGCAAACCCGACGACGCGACGTTAATGGCTATCGACCAGCGGAACCGGCAATTAGCCGTTTCGCTCCGTAAAGAACTGGCCTCCCAGGTTGTCAAACCTGACGGGGACTTTGGCCGGGCGCTGCAGTCCGTTTACCCGAACCGGAGACGAGGATAATGGCAGATATTGTCTACCCACATGATTACCTGCCAATGCCGCTGCAGGATGGATATGGCTTCAAACCTGTCAGCCCCCTAAAGCGAACTGAAACCACATCCGGCCGCGCCCGGCAGCGGCGAAAATATACGTCAACACCGACCATTGCCAACGTGAACTGGATTTTCACGAAGCATAATCAGGCACAGCTTTTTGAAGCCTGGTTTCGTGATGCGCTAACAGATGGGGCCGCATGGTTTCTGATGAGACTGCAAACCCCGCTGGGCTGCCAGCAAACGTACAAATGCCGTTTCACCGACATTTATGAGGGGCCAACGCTGGTTTCTCCAAAATATTGGCGTTACAGCGCTCAGCTTGAATTATGGGAACGTCCTTTGCTTCCGCCAGGTTGGGGGCTTTTCCCTGAACTGGTGGCGGGATCCGATATTATCGATCTGGCTTTGAATAAGGAGTGGCCAGAAGCATGACCAGCGCAGTTCTCAACCGGCTTTATGCATCCGGCGGCGATGAGGTGATTCTGGACACGCTGCAAATCACCGTTGGTGGTCAGGATTACTGGCTGACCCGCGGTTGGAACGACATAACCGTTACCCTGGAAACGGGCAGCGAGGCGACATTCACCGGTTCTGCCATTGATGTGGCGCTGCCAGCGCGCAACGCCGACGGCACGCAGGATCTTAAATTCGCCATCAGCAATATCGACGGCATTGTATCAACGGCGATCCGTAATGCGCTCGACAATTTGAGCAATGCATCACTGACCTTTCGACGGTATGTTTCCACTGATTTGTCGGCTCCCGCGTCACCGCCGTTCACCCTGGCGATCAAAGAGGGTTCTTGGACTGCAACAGAGGTGCAGATCACCGCTGGCTACATGAATATTCTCGATACATCGTGGCCGCGCTACCGTTACACACTGACGGACTTCCCGGGCCTTCGTTACCTCCAGTAGGACATCACTATGTTCAATCCTGACAAATACCGTTCAGTTACCTGGCTGAAAGGCGGGCGCGCTTTCCCTGCGCTCGACTGCTTTGGCATCGTTAACGAAATTCGGCGCGATCTGGGCCTGAAGCCCTGGCCTGAATTCACGGGGGTCACAAAAGACGATAACGGCCTCGACCGGGAGGCGCGCGGGCTGATGACCGACCTGCAACGTTGCGATCCTGCGCCGGGCGCGGGCATTGCCTGTTACTCCGGCTCTGTGGTTACGCATGTCGCGATCGTCGTGGAGATTGACGGCATGCTGCATGCTGCCGAGTGCAATCCCCGCACTAACGTGACCTTCCTGCCGCTGGCGCGGTTTGCGCGCCGCTTTGTCTGCCTGGAGTACTATCAGTGACGATACGAATCTTTCCTTCCCGGCTGCCTGGCGAGCCACTGGAAACCCACCTTCATGAAACGCTGACAATCAGCGCCTGGTTGGCACAGAACGTTAAGGGATGGACGCCAGAGCAGCAGCACCCAATAGCGGTGGAAATTGCCGGTGTTCCTGTTCCGCCAGTTGAGTGGCCACTGTGCACTATTCGCCCTGACAGTGATGTCAGGATGTATCCGGTGCCTTACGGCACCGGTGTGGAAATTGCGCTATGGGCCGCTGTTGCTGTTGCGGTAGCTTCTGCGGCGTACTCACTTTACATGATGAGTACTATGCAGACGGGGGCCGCCAGCCAGCCAGGCAGCGGTGACCAGCTCGATCTCAACCCGGCGAAAGCCAACATGGCAAAACTCGGTGACCCGATTCGGGAAATCTTTGGCCGGTACCGCGTCTGGCCTGACTATGTCATGCAGCCGGTCAGCCGCTTCGTTGGCGAAACCAGCTTCGTTACCAGCATGTTCGTCGCTGTTGGCGTTGGAAATGTTTCTTTGCCTAAATCGGATATCAGAATAGGTAACACACCAATTTCTGCCTTCGGTGATGATGTGACTTACACCCTCTATCCCCCCGGCGCGGACGTTTCTTCCGACAGCCGGACAGAGAACTGGTACAACTCCGGCGAAGTTGGCAACACCACATCAGGTACCGCTGGCCTGGATCTGGGCTCGAGCGGACCACAAACTGTCGGTATTAGCGCGGACGCGGTACTGGTCAGTGGCAACACCGTTACGCTCATATCAACGGGTAGCAGCGATGAAGATTCGGACGTACCGGAATCATGGGCTGCAGGCACAATTATTACTATTGAGGCCCCTGCCTCATGGAGTGTCTCGAACTCGGGCGGTTACAACGTTATTTACGGTGAAATGGACGAGCTGTCCCCGGTGGTGGGCATGCCAGTTAATCTGGGCTTCAACAATACTGATTATGATCTCGTGATAGCAAGTTACATCCCAGGGGTTGCTGCTGTTCCAGGCGTTGGCGGATCTGCGGCAAGTGTTCTGGCCAGCGCAGCCCCTTCGGTTTACGATTACTCCACAGCGCCGGTGACGTTCAATATTACGTGGCAGGGAACAACGTGGCCGGTGTCGCTGCTGACAAACTATGTGACCATGAGCGGGCTGGTTTCAACAATAACATCTCAGCTGACAGGCTCCGGGTTGATCGCGCGCGACAACTCGGGTCGAATCGAAATTACTGAATCTTCCAGTCCCTTCTCAGGCGATACAATTACTCACAGTACCCTGCCACAATCTGCGTTTGGGAATACGCCAGTCAGCACACCGGGCGTTAAATCTTCTGGCGGAACACCTGAAGTTCGCGCCCATATTACGCTCGCCTACAACAGCGCTACCGGCAAGCCGTTCACAGGGATCCCGGCGGGTACACAGCGCATCTCAATTGGCTACGCCGACAACAAGTACCGGATTACTGACGTGGACAGCCAGACCATTACTGTCGAGCGCGTTTTAATTTCCCAGGTACAGCAGGGGATCCCACCTGCCACAGTTGAAGTAGTGACCGTTGACAGCACATGGCCCGGATTTACTGACCGTACTTTACTGGATGCCAGTATTACCGGGGTAAATGATGACTATGACTGGGTAGGCCCGTTCCTCGTTTGTCCTGATGGTGAAACCACAACCCGGTTTGAAGTGAACCTCAATTTTCAGAACGGGCTGGTTAAGTACAGCGATAAAGGGAACAAGAAGAATAAGACCGTTGAGATCATCATCCAGTATCGGGATGCGACTACTGCTGGTGAATGGACTGAACAGGTGTTGAGCTGGAGGAGGAAAACCGAAAATCAGATAGGGTTTACCCGGGCATTCGCCGTTCCTGCAGGACAGTATGAAATCCGCATGAGAAGAAAGGAGCCGGTAGCCGGCGGCAGTACGCGCGATCAGGTTTTCTGGCAGGCGCTTCGCTCCAGGTTGTCGTCGCGCCCGCGTCGCTATCCAGGTATCACGACAATGGCTCTGACTGTCAGGACCGGTAACCGCCTGGCTGCGCAGTCAGACCGGCGTATAAACGTCACTCCCACCCGACTTTATGACGGGCATGCCTCACGCACGATCAGCGGGGCGCTGTACCACGTTCTCGAATCACTCGGCTTTAAGCCGGAACAGATTGACCATGCAGCGATCGATTCGCTGGAGCAGAACTACTGGACGCCCCGCGGTGAGACGTTCGACTGGGCAACCGGTGATAGTAAATCAGCACTGGAAGTGCTGAAGATCATCGCCGGGGCGGGGATGGGCTACGTCCTGCTGTCAGATGGCCTGGTGTCCGCCGGGCGTGAAGGGGTGAAAAACTGGACGGGGATGATCACCCCGCAGGAAACTACCGAAGAACTGCAGACCGCGTTTAAGGCGCCGAGTCAGGATGATTACGGCGGGGTCGATGTCACCTATATCAATGGCACTACGTGGGCTGAAGAAACTGTTCAGTGCCGGTTGCCCGGAAACCCGACTCCCGTCAAGGTGGAAGATTACAAACTGGAAGGGGTAGTAGACAGGGATCGGGCATATCGGATCGGCATGCGTCGGTTGCTGGGTTATCGGCTGCAGCGCCTGCAGCACACCACAACCACTGAAATGGATGCGCTATGCTACCAGTTTATGGATCGCATCATCCTTGCTGATGACATTCCTGGCAGTCAGACCCTAAGCTGCCTAATTACAGATATGAATTGGGACAGCACAGCGATCACGCTGACGCTCAGCGAGCCACCGGACTGGAGCTTTCCAAATCCACGCGTGGTGATCCGTCACCAGGACGGCCGGGCATCGGCGTTGCTGGTTCCTACGCGCATTGATGATTACACGCTACGTATTCCGTACAGTGCCGCGCTGGCGCCAGAGGATTGGGAGATGGACAGTCCATATATTGAGCCGCCGCGCCTCCTGTTCTGTTCAACATCCCGCGTGGGATATGACGCCCTGCTTGGGGAGATTGCCCCGGGCAGCGACGGCACCAGTAGCGTTACTGCTATTCAGTACCATCCCGGCAAATATCAATACGACGACGCCAGTTATCCCGGTGACGCCACGTAAACATCAAAATAACTGATAACCCGCTTCGGCGGGTTTTTTTATGCCCGGAGCGAGCATGACAATCTATTTCACGAAAAATCCATTGGGTTCTTCCAGTCCGTACGATCTCTTCGATAATTCGCAGAACTTTGACACAGCAGTTAACAGCATTACTGCGGCTATATGGCAGGATCGCTTTGGGAAAAATCGCCTGACTTGGTATGGTATCGAATCTCTCGCAATGCAATCGATGCTTAATTATGGCTATATCACGGCGAAATCTTTTGAGCAGGGTTATACCCTCCACACTCCTAACACTGTTCTGCAGCTCGAAAGCAATGGCGAATACTACCGCTGGGATGGAGACTGGTCGCAGCCCAAAGTTGTCCCGCCTGGTTCCACTCCGGAAAGCGCGGGCGGAATCGGGCCGGGAAAATGGGTTGGGGTTGGAGATGCTTCGTTAAGGGCGGATTTAAAAAAGCAGACCGGGGCGGCTCTGATTGGCATTGACAACGGGCGAACCCAGCAGGATAAAAACCAGGAGTTCAGAACGATACTGGACTATCCAGGGGCATCATCTCTTGAACGAGCTACCGCGATGATTGCGGGGGTAGGGTATGTACGACTGGCAAACGGTGAGCATGAGTTTACCACTGGCACCCTGGATGCGCCTCTGTATTTCGATTATGGCGCCTATATCACTATACCTGCTGGCAATACGCTGACAATCACCGGAAATATTGAGTCGCCCAAGCAATACATATTTCGTGGTGATGGCTCTGTTTTATTGCGTAATGATGAGGACAGCGGTGAAGATTCACATGATGTCCACGCCTCCTGGTTTGGTGTTGTGCCTGTTAATGACGCCGGTGTAGATCAGGCACCGGCACTCGCAAAGCTGTTTGCATCGCTGGACAATTCACGCGAAGGCTCCGTCGATTTCGATAGCGGTCGTTATCCGATAGGTTTCGGACTGATAGTGCCGCGGGCAACATGGATACGCTGCCTGGGATCGCGTCGTACTATTTTCGAGGCGCTGGGTAATGGTTATGATTTATTTACCGCCCAGGCTAATGGCGTACGCTTCTCTGGCATGCAATTTGAGCTTTCCGATAATTTCCCTACGATCTTCCGCAGTTCGGGTTGGTTTATCAACTCTAACCAGCAACTGGTTGAGCTGGATGATGTATGGGTGGGGAAGGCCTCAAACAGCATCCTTCTCTCCGGAGGGAAATCCACTGCCAAACAGATCCGGGCCACATTTGATGAAGGTGTTGATGTAGGTGCGAACTCATGCGTTATCTGCGTTGAAGGCTCTGATGCCCTCGTTGAAGATGTGATGGTGGTTGGTGACGGCCTTGGGCCAGCGGCAATTGTCAGCGTCGGCGGTCAGGGGGTTAACAATATTACCTCAGCAACCGTGACCGGTGTTCGCAGCAACTGCAAGTCCATTCCCGTCAGCATTACGGCTAAATCAAAGCAGATCAGCGGCGTGAAGGTCAATGATATTAACTGCAGGGGATTATCTGGTTTCGAGGCGCCTGCCGTCGTGAGCATTGAAACCACAGGGACAGGCTCTGTAGATGGCGTGTCGATCGACGGGGTTATGGCTAATGATAAGGTTATCAACGGGATCAGCATCAAGCAGGGTGGTACGGGGGCTACCCGGAGGATATCAGTCTGCAATACTAAGGTTCTCGGTGGTACCGGCGTCGGTGTAAGGCTCGAGCGTGTCGCTGGAACACTTGATGGCATCATAGTAGATCAAACCGTCGATGTGCTGGGGGTTGCCACGCCATTCCAGCGTATTGGCACCATGAACAACGTATCCTTGTCTCCTGGCGCAATCAAGGATACCAATTTCCCTATCAGTTACGATGCAACCGTTGCCGATGATGCAGTATTTTCAGTTTTCATGCCTGCTTCTGCGTTTACCGGATTTTTGATGGTAAGCATAGGCCCGGCAGAATACCTCATCGCCATCGCGCGAGCTGTTTCGGTGGCGCAAATCACCTCAGTAAGCAAATCATCTGGTGTTGATGTGAGCACGCTCGTTCTGACGGGCACAACCGGCACGGACGGAAAGATTACCGTAAGCTCAACTGCCGGGGCAATCTACGTCGAGAACAGATCCGGAACTTCACAGCGCATCAGCGTAACACTGATGTATGGAGCTAAGTAATTCCTAAGATATAGAACCGCTCACTTAATCTTGATCTGCACCCTCTTTAAAACTACTGTATAAATACACAGTAAAATAAAAAGGAGGGTTTATGCCACGCAGAATCGATATTGAGGGTGCTTTTCGCACAGCCATTAAAGACGAGCCCAGCGGGCGCCGCACGGTGACTACTGAGGATTTCGTGAAGCACCTGGCCCGCGCTAACTGGAACTGGTCGCTTAAAGAGGCGAACGACTGGATCGAGAGCCACGTTTCGACCTTTAAAGACATTTCGCCTAACGAGGGTCAGGCGCGCACCTTCATGCTCTACAACCCTAACGGAGGGCTGTGACATGGGCTTCCCTTCACCAGCTGCTGATTACGTAGCACCACGTTTATCTCCGGAAATTATCTGCGGTGTCGGCAACGATACTCGCATCTTGGAAACGTCTTCCGGGTTTGCTGTTATCGAACCTGTTACCCGACTGGTGCAGGGACAGATTCTGCTGATCCTCAGTGGGGGGCAGACACAATTCGCACGTTTTCTGGGAAAAGCGTTAATCACGGAGGACGGCGAGGCGATAGAAGGCGACGCAGCGGAAGAAGTCGAGGTCATGGGCAGGGTGACTTTCTTCATCAATAGTACAGACACAGATGACGTACCCACCATCTGA